TGGCCTGACTGGCCTGCAACCGCTTGTTCAGGTCTTTCTGGTAATCGGCGTTGCGCTGGGCTTCAGCGCGCAGGGTGGTGATCGTGGCCTGGCTTTCGAGATTGGCGTCCACCGCCTTCTTTTTCTCGCTGGCTTCGAATGCCACCTCCCCGCGAAGGGCGACGACGCGCGACTGCTGAATCCCAATGAGGAGCAGGCCGACCAGGGCAATAATGATTGCTGCTGCGAAGGTCTTCATGCGGCATCCGCCTTGCGACCGAGGAAGCGGGTCACCAGTTCGCGAATGGCTGTCACGCCAAGGAAGCCGATCGTGCCACCGGCAGCGACCGACAAACTGGAAGGCCAGGCCATCCACTCGATAATGCTGGACGCGACCAAGCTCAGCGATCCACAGATCAGCGCCTCGAACACAATCCGGCGCTTACTGGTTTCCTTCGCGTCGTACATGACTCGAAGCAACGATACGGTGATGGACATGATCACGCCCTGCCAGAGCGGATTGCTCAACGCCAGCCAGATCTTGGCCCATGTGTCTGGCTTGTCAGGCATGTTTGGCATCCGGGTTGCCTCCCCCTTGGGGAGATTGATAAATCCGGCGTCCGCTGCACTCCCAGCTCGGGGCAATGGGTGTGGGGAGCCGAAAACGAAAAACCTCAGCAAATGCAGAGGCCCTGAATAGGTGCGCTCGTCTTTCCGAGCTGTCGGCCAAAGACCATCCCAGCGTCGACGCCCCTTTGCATCGATCTCGCTGTTCCTGTCTCGCGCCACCCTGAAAGCATTGTGAGGTCAGAGTGCGCGGGCTGCCGGCGTTGATCCGTGCGTCGCACTATCCGGCTATCGACGTCCAGGCCTTCCCGAGGGCTGCCCTGGCTACAGGTAAATTGGTGCCGCCACGAGGATTCGAACCCCGGACCATCCGCTTACAAGGCGGCTGCTCTACCACTGGAGCTATGGCGGCGAATTTCAGGCATAAAAAAGCCCGGCTCAGTGGCCGGGCTTGGTCGAGGCTGGTAAGCCTCAGATGGAGCGGGGAACTGCACCAGCAGCGATGCAGCTACACCAGATGGCGGATATTACGGTTGCAACAGGCTTGAAAAACAGCGCGGTGAAACTTTGGATCTCGATCATCTTACTACCCTCATCCGCGAGCGAAATAACTGTCGCGGTCAGCATTTCTGGTGTTGTGTAAAGCACGATCATGAAGACCGCCATAACAAACAGCAACGCCAACTGGGTAGCTGTGAGAGCTGCCGGAATCGAACCGTTCGCCCCCCGAAGCCATTCGTCACTCCTCGATACGCGCAGGAATGACAGGATGGGTGAATAATGCGACATGGCGACATGACATTGCAAGCCCTTTTGAGGGACTATTTCATGCCGCCTCGCTTTCCAGCACCCCGACCGCTTCAAGCATGTGTTGCGCCTCGACCAGAGCCTCGTTCACAAGCGATTCCAAACCGTCTTTGATGGCCTTGTTCCAGCGCTGGTAAGTTCGCTCTGTAAGTCCTTGGGAATCCCAGTTCGTCATGTCGTAGTTCGAGTCGGCTAGGACGATCATTTCACCGGGCTTGTCCTCTGCTACTGCGCGCGCATGCTTGTTGGCGCGTGTAACATCAGCGTCGGCTGCCGCGTTGCGCCAATCCCACTGCCCCTCCTCCTTGTTCTCCCGGTGCTTCGGCGCCTTGATCTGGGTTACCGCTCGCTGAATGCCCCTCACCTGCTGCGGTACCGCCCAAACAAGAACGGCCTGCTGAGTGAAGCGCTGCGGCGCCGGGCTCTTCACCACGCCGACCAGCCGGCCGATGGAATCGATCTTGCGGCCCCGGTGCGTGCTGTACTTGGCGACGAGGGCGTTCCAGTGCCTCGGGGAAAGCTGGGCGTGCAGGAGCTTGTGCACGATGCAGTCAGCCAACAGCGCGGCATCCTTCCCGGATATCTCGCCCTTAAGCTTGCTGGCCTGCACCCGAGGCTCGACGTTGCATCCGCCGGAACTGTTGATCGTCTCGGCTGCCAAGGCCCGGACTACTGCGGAAATCACGTTGTGGTAGTTCATGCTGCAGCCCTCTTCAGTTCTCGGGTCTTGGCCCGGTATTCGGCCTTGATGATTTTGATTTCTTCGACGGTGTACTTGCGGGGCTCATGAGGCCCTTCGAGCCAAGCCACGGTTTCGGCGCCGATGCGCAGCACCAACCTGATGCGGTACTCGACCGCGTTACCGGAAAGGTTGCGGTTGCACTTCACGCACTGACGATGAATGTTCAGCGGCTCGAAACGCAGCTCCGGACAGGCGCCGACGGATCGGTAGTGGCCAGCGTCCCAGCGACTGCCCGTCATCAGGTCGTTGTCGTTCGGCATCGAGTCGCAGCTGATGCACGGCAGGTGCGCGTCACGTAGGCGGACGTACTCGTTCACCGCGGTCTGGGCTTCGCGCAGGTGATCCGCCCTGCTCTTCAGCTTCTCCTTGCGTACCTGGATCTCGCGGCGGTCGCGCTGGGCAATGGCCTTGCGGGCTTTCTCCATGTGGCGCGGTGCATCGATGGCCGCGCAGGCCGGGCTGCAAACCGCCTGCCCCATCCGCGATGGGACAAATGAGGCCCCGCAAGTGGCGACTCGGCATTTCTTCGGCTTGGGCTGCTTCCGTTCAATCGTCATGCGGCCTCCTGGCTCAGCAAATCATCGAAGTACACGCCCTGCGGTGCGAAGCGCGCGACAATGCGATCGGTGTAGGCAATGCCCTGGGAGCGATTGAACAGACTGGTCACCGGGAAACCGTCCGGACCGAACAAATGGCACTCGCCCATCATGTCGAGCTTGGTTTCGTACGGGAGGTGCCGCATCACCCGGTACCACTCAGCCTGAAACCCGGCATCCTCGTTCAGCAGGATCTGCACGCCAATGTGCAGCTTGCAGTAGCGACGGGCTTCAGCCTCATCGCCGATCTGGGTCATCTCCGCGATGCGCTTGTACATTGCGAACCACAGCCGGTTCTGGTCGAGCGTGCGGTCTTTGCCCGGGCGCAGTGACACCACGACGAACTTCTTGTCGCGGAACATGGCGCTGAGCCGCGTGATGGCTTCGGAGAGCTTGGCCTGGCAGTTGACGCTGATTTTGTCGGTCATGACTTCACCCCCGTCGACCTGCTCACCTTCCCTTCCGCCTCAAGCTGGCGCATCGTCTTGCGCAGTGTCTTCAGGTCCCAATGAAATCGCAGGTACTTCCCGATCAGGTTGACCTTCGCGGACAGAATCAGGCTGATCACCAGAAGCATCGCCGCCACCAACAGGGCGCCACCGACCAGCATCACGCCGTAGCCCAGCCACAAAGCGATTGCATTCAGGGTCATGGCTGCACCGCCTTGCCCATGGCGGCGCCGAGGATGGCGCGGGTCTCTTCAAGTCCGGCGTACTCGCTCCAATATTCACGCTCCAGGGCGCCGTCGATGTCGGCGATCGCCTTGCGCAGCGCCTCGTTCTCGGCCAGCAGATCAAGCGCCACCTCCTCCACGGTCTTCTCCCCGAGGAATTCCTGAAGCGCCTCGGTGTTGCGCTTCCAGTCTGCGCAGTCGGCACGGTAGGACGCGGCCTCTGCCCACAGCAGCTTCTGGAGTTTTTGTTTATCAATGCTCATTGAGCCGCACTCCCTGCTTCCAGTTGTTCTGCCTGCTGAATGAGCAGCGCCCGGCGATCCGCCAGCTCATTGGCGGCCTGAATTCGAATTTCTGTTTTTTCCTCGGCTGATGCTTCGCGCATGGCGAGCATCGAATCTTTCACCGCGGCGAGCCTCTCGCGCACCTTTGGCGAAGGCCGCGCAACCTCACCGGTGAGCAGCGCTACGACGGCCCGACCGTCTTCAGTGACCGGCGTGACACTCAAGTCGGCCAGGTACTGCTGAGCGCGCTCCTGAGGGATTCGCTGCATCTGCACGGCCTTGGTGATCGCCTGTGTGCGGCGGTTGGCGTCGAAGCCGACCGACACATGCCAGTTCACTTCCTTGCTGTCCTCCCGGGCCTGCCCCACCAGCCGCTCGTAAGCACTGTTGAACGCCATGCGCGCGCCGACCTTGTCGCCGGCGTCGAGGACAGGTTTCGCCGCTGCGAGTGCGAGCTGGATCTCATCGGTAAGCACCACGGTTTCAAACTCGTCATTTGTGGTCATGGCGATCGCCCATGCTTCGTCCTTGCCGGGGCGGCCATCGGCGACCTGAACGCGCTGAAGAATGTCAGCCATTGCCAACTTGCCTCTCACTTCAAAGCGGCAGGCCTTCAGTGCGGCTTTCACGACCGGCACCGGGTAAGCACAGAGGTCTTCGGCCATGATCGCCGCGGTGCCTGGGTTCATTTCCTGACCCATGGCCTCGGCGGTGGCGCAGATCGCGGCAGCGAGCCCGGCAACTTGCTGGTCGTTCATTTCAAAGGTATTCATTGCGCTCCCCTGCTTGGCGCTTGGCCAAGACCATTTGCGCGGCCTGCTCGGCAGCGGAGACGTTCGCTTCGGTGCGTTCCATTTGGCGCGCGGTAGTTCCGTTGATACGCTGCCCGGTCACCCATTGGGTGTGGTAGCTCTCGGCATTGGCCAGCAGCTCGTTGAGGCTGTGGCATTTGCGCAGAACGGCGGCATCGCTGGTTTTCAGGAAGTGAGCGGCGACGTGATGGGCGACATCGGCGCCGAGGCGGTCGACCAGTTGGCCTAGTTGGCCACCGACCTTGGCGTTCCATACCGGCCAAGTGCTGTAGCGCTTGCGGTAGGCCATGGCGTAGTTCGCCCAGACCTTGAAGGTTTTGCAGGACTGGTCTTTCGGGCCCGGCATGTCAGCGGGAATCTCAACCCGAGGCGTATCGGTGCGATCAACCACCAGCACGAGATTGCGGGCCGGCTTGTCCGGGCTGCCTTGCAAGTCCTGACTGGTATCCTGATTGGTACCCTGATGATTGGTATCCTGATTTGTCGGAGATTTTTCCGACCCTTGCTCGGATTTTTCTCCGACCTTGTTCGGATTTTTTTCCGAGGTTGATCGGATTTTTTTCCGGCCTTCGTTCTTTGGTGGGGTCGGATATTTTTCCGACCCGTCCAGCTTCTGATTCCACTCAATCGCCTTCTCGGTCAGGCGGAACAGAGTGATGTTCGACGTGCTGGACAGCTCAATCAAACCCGCCTCTTCCAGAGCCTTCAGCATGCGGTAAGCAGTGTCTGGCTTGTCAGTGAGCAGCGGCAGCTCCTCGATGATCTTGGCCTTGCTCAGCGCGAAGAAGATCCCGTCGTCAGTCTTGATTGGCTTGGTCCAG